GGCAGCCGCAAAGCGGCTGCGGGATCCAAAGGTGGAGACAGCTCTGCTGAATTCAACTTTGGATGGGATCAACTTTACCGTGATGTCTCCAACATGTTCAGATTCACCGATCAGGTGGACCGACGTGTTGCGCAGTTGACTGCTGCGTATGGAGTACAGGGTAAAGCAGGTGCTCACCCAGTATGGAGTGATTCAGTCGAAGAGACCATTACTGGTCTCGACGTCTGGACTTTGGAGGGAACGGTTACGGTTACAAGCCGTAAGACCACATCTCGTAAAATGTGGGCGTCTGTCCGCTGGCTAGCCGACAGTCCCGATTCCATACCCGACGCGGCCGAGATCCTTGCGCGTGCACGACGTATCGTGCATGGCTGGAGGATCAGTCCCGCAGATGTGTGGGAACTGATTCCTTGGTCTTGGTTCATTGACTACTTTGTCAATGTCGGAGATTACTTGGAAGCTTCAACGAATTCGTTGGGCATCCATCCCGAGCGCGGTTGCGTGATGATCGAAACTCAGACTCGTGTGTCACATACTGTGACAGCGAAGACGAGCTGGATCCACGTCACTCCATCGGAGTATCGGTATATAACGCGAGAGCGTTATCCCCGTACTCCGACCCTTACTTTCCGTTCGGTCCCATTCCTGGGACCGAAGCAGCTGGTTACCCTCGCATCTATCGTGAAGTCAAACGGTAAGTACCTATGACCTCTCGCGATGGTAGTTGGGCGGTTAACTACTGCCCAACATGAGGGACTAGACTATCATGGCCACTTCTTCGTGGACCCCAGGCTCAACTATCCACCTTAACGATGGTACGGCTGAGCAGGATCTGTCGTTTATTAATAACGACAGCTTTGGATCCGTCTATCGGTATTACGGGCCAGCCCCCTCTCTCACGGTGTCGAATGTCATAATTCGGCACAATGAAGAGGCGGCTACGCTCGTGAAACCGAAAGGTCATAGGCACAACATGGTTTATACCCATCTTGTGCCCGGAACCAGCGGGGCGCTGGACAGCCTATATTCCGCGAGTCTGAACTTTCAGACCCCGGCTGCGGCTGATCCGGCATTTATGTCGCAGATCATCAATGGGCTTGCGGCGCTGCTCTCTGTGAGTGCAGTCCGTAGTCAACTGGTGAGCTGGCGTATCTAGCCACTATAACTGCGGCTAGGGGTTAGTCACCCCGGTCGTGGTCGACCAAAGAAGAGGACGTACGTCACTCCACCAACAATGAGGTTGATGAATGACTAAAAGGTACGTAGATAGTCTTCTCGTAGTCGCAGCTGGCCTCCTTCTGGATGCCAGCACACTCGACAAGACGCTGCATAAGGGGTTGAAGAAGGATTATGTCCGACTGAAGTCCCTTAGTAATGAACACGGCGACAGCTTATTTACGCTGCTGCTCCCTGCCGGGTGCAAGGCATTAGACCAAGCACTCGACGTGGGTTTCCTTGGCGCGACACATCTTCCCTGCTTTGCGGGGAGGGGTGCCGGCAGCCCGATCCCGAGACTCTTCTCGGGAATGTGGCTGAAAGTGTTCACTAGCAGTGGTGTGCTTAGGCGGGCGACCGAAATCGATCCGACCTTCGTGTTGATACTCAGGAATCTTCTATCCCTGGGTGCCAAGCTCGACATGGAGTGCTCTCCGAACCGTGTGTTTAGCACGATCAAGGAGTTCTTTGATGTCGAGGCGCAGTTACCTCCGCCCAGTAGAATCTGGGTGGACGAACCGCACACTTTTCGCGGTGACGATCTGGGTTCTTTGTTGGACCTTGATCAACGCCGTGATGGTCGTGAACGTCCGATCGAGTGGGACCTTGTGTCCCTCGACGACCGGCGGCTGCTGCGACTCTGTCAGCAAGTTGCGGATAGAGTCGCTTCCTCTCTCGGGAGTTTTGACCCGAGTGAGTTACGGCCTAAGCATGGGCCAGGTGCTACCGCGGAGGCCAAACGCGGTGGAAGCTATAAATATAGCTTTCCCACGTGGTCTTCGCGACTCAGTGCCATCTATCCCTGGGAACTTTTTGGACTTTCCAGTCTTGGAGTTCTCGGGATTGATAAGGAGTCCCAGGCATTAGTGCCTGATGAGACGGATTTTCCGTCTAAACTGGTGGCAGTTCCACACGGCCAAGGGTCCACGGCTTATTGCCAAGGAACCTACGGCTAATCAATGGATCCAACAGGGACTCGCTGGATGGTTAATCCAGCAAATAGACCGCCGACCCGATGATCTGGGTCGTTCGATTACCTTTCACAGGCAGTCGAATTCGCAGGTCTTGGCTCTGAGTTCCTCACGGAGCGGACGGCTCGCAACCGTTGACCTGAAGAGTGCATCTGATCGATTGTCTTGCTGGCTTGTCCAGCGGCTGTTCCGGAGAAATCTTTCTCTGGTTCGGTCGCTAGCAGCTAGCCGGACTCGTTACATGCGTAACGATCTCGATAAGAAGCATCCTTCCGTCATCGAACTGCGGAAGTTCGCTACCATGGGTTCAGCCCTGACGTTCCCTCTGCAGTCTCTTGCTTTCTTCATCTTAGCCGCCGCCGCATGCTGTGAGGCATTCGGACGGCCTGCGGATGAGTGGGCAGAGGCTACATGGGCAGTCCAGGTGTATGGAGACGATATCATCGTCCCCATGCGCGCACTAGAGTGTCTAGAGAGAATTCTTTCTCTCGTAGGGCTAGTGATCAACGAAACGAAGACTTTCAGAGGTTATAACTTCCGAGAGTCCTGTGGCGTTGATGCCTTCTGTGGTTACGATGTGACCCCAGTAAGGCCTAAGCATTTGCCTGAACGCGACGACCCATCTTCCATGATCTCAGTGGTAGCTTCTGCTAACCTTTTCCACGGAAAAGGCCTGTGGGGCGCTGCTGCTGCGATTAGATCGCTAGCTCCATTGCCGGACAGTCTTGTTCCGATAGTGGGAATGAAGGATGGGTTATGGGGCGACAAAAGCTTTGTAAGCTCTCAAACCATATACTCCGATAAATTCGGGGTCCGGTCTACTGTTGGACCGCGGCGTACCAAAGTACGTTGGAATGAAGACTTGCATCGCTATGAGTTGCAGTTGTTGCAGCCACGTTCTGTGACAGCTACTGCTCGTCGCTTCGAAGGAGTTGAGAACCTCCTCCAGTTCTTTACTGAAGAGCCCGCCGGCCAGATATTGACTAACTGGCGAAGCGGAGAGACCTCAACTTCCGATGCTTCCCTAGGGAAGCGATGGG